AACGTGGGTATTGGCAAAGTTCCAGAAGCCACTAACTCTGGCTACATCTCGCTAGACGTTGCATTAGCCAACCTGATGGCACGAACTTCAAACACCGATTTCTATTTAACCTCTAACTCTTACTTTAGCGATGCTTGGAGATACACAACTTCGGCTGCCGCTACTCAGTATTATCAATCAGGTGGTGAGCATGTTTGGAGAAGAGCTACTAGCAGTACCACGGCTGACGGTACTGTCAATAACTCAGGAAACTGGGATGAGAGTATGCGTATAGACGCATCGGGCAACGTGCTCCAAGGGATTACCGCAATCCCCACTGGAGTCCAATCCAGCAGGCAGCTTATCAGTTCTAGCGCAACGGGTGCTGAGATCATCGCTTACCGTGAAGACAATGCTGTTGCAGTAGACGACTTTGTTGGTGCTTTCTTAATTGGTCACGATGACAACAGCGGTACTGAAGATCACTTTATTGGTATGTGGGGAGAGGCTGCTTCTACTAACGGAAACATGAACCTCAAGTTTGCCGCAGGCAGAGATGTTTATGAAACCGGCGGCACTCACATGATGATTTCTTCTAGTGGGCGCGTATTAATAGGCACAACTTCGGGCACCTATACCCACGATCAGGGGCTTAGAGTTAGAAGTGGTGAGGTGGGGTCTCATGTTTTAGACGCAGCATTAAGTTTAGAAGGCTCTGGTGGCGATTTCTATGCTATGAATATGACAGGCCCATCTAATATTGGATTTGGCGTACTTGCTGTGTTTAGCGGAACTACCGATTATGTAATATATCAGTATAGAGATTCCAGCGGATCTACAAACATCATCCAATTATTACAGAATGGAAATGTTGTTGTACTAGGCGCTCTTTCTAAAGGCTCTGGCTCGTTCCGTATTGATCACCCCTTACCTGCCAAAACCTCAACGCATCACCTCGTTCACTCGTTTATAGAAGGCCCACAAGCTGATCTAATTTATCGTGGCAAAGTTACTTTGGTTGACGGCTCTGCAACTGTGAATGTCGATACAGCAGCAGGTATGACGGAGGGCACTTTTGAAGTTCTTTGTACTGATGTTCAGTGTTTTACTTCAAATGAATCAGGTTGGACTGCGGTAAAAGGTTCTGTGTCTGGAAATACGCTAACAATCACGGCTCAAGACAATACCTGCACCGACACTATTTCATGGATGGTTGTAGGTGAGCGTAAAGACCAGCATATGCTTGATACAGACTGGACTGACGACAATGGCAAAGTAATCGTAGAACCCTTAAAGGAAAACGACTAATGAGTGAACAACAAACAATCACTATCGACAATGAAGAACATAACGTGTCAGAGCTGACCGTTGAGACCCAGATGCACGTTGCCCGTGTTGCTGAGATCCGCCAAGAAATCGCACGATTACAAATGCAGATCAACGAACGTCAGGTTGTGCTGAAGGCTTACGGTGAAGCTATCGTCAACGCAGTTAAGCCTGCTGAAGATGATGAAGCCGAGGCTTCTGTTCAGTGACGCCTACAGAGAAGGCCATAGCTCAGATTGAGGCGCATGAGAAAGAGTGCGCTATACGATATCAAGGTATTGAGCAGCGCCTGCAAGATGGTAGCAAGCGGTTTGACCGGCTTGAGCTAATGATCTGGGGCGTTTATGCAACGGTGATTGTCGCGGTGGCTCTGCCACAGTTCATGGGCGGCTGAACGTGATTGGCGAGATCGCTGCGATTGTAGCTGGCGTAAATGCAGCTACCAGTGCGATTAAGCAGGTCGCTGAGACTACTAACGACATTCAGTCCATCTCTGGGTTTCTGTCTGCGCTAGGTGGTGCCGAAGTAGAACTACAACGCGCTCAGAACGAGGGCAAGCTGTCAGAGGCTGATGCTGTAAAAGCTGCCTTGGCAAAAAAGCAGATCCAAGAAACCATGCGCGAAATCAAGGATCTGTTTACCGTTAGTGGTAACGGACAGTTGTATCAAGAGGCGATGCAGGCGATGGCAGAGGCTCGCAAGCAGAAACAGCTTGAGTTGGCTAGAGCGGCGGCTAGAAAGAAACAGTTCTGGAAAGAAGTTAAAGAATACGCAGCCATTGGGGGTGTACTGCTGTTTCTCTTACCCATGACGTTGGCACTTTTGCTAAGTTGGCTGACAAGAAAATGATGGCTTTCTTGTTGGTTGTGGTAGTAAACGGAGAGCCAATAGCCGATCAGTTTTATTTTCGAGATGTTACCCGATGTAACACATTTGCGTATTACGTCAGCACAGGTAAAACCAAGATAAACAACCGCTATCAAATGCAAGAAAACATAACGGCTTATTGCATACCGAAGCGGGTTGCGGCGAACACGAAAACTTGGGATTAAGATGGCAGCGAAGCGTTTACAAGAAGGTTCTGAATACGCCGAATACGATGCGGATGGGGACGGTGTTGTCACGGATGAAGAGCTAAACACCAGCAAGGAACTGCAAGAGCTACGTCTACAGCATGAACGTGCGGATGCCCAACGAGCTATGAGTTGGTTCGCTCTGTGGGGAATGCTGCTGTACCCGTCATTAGTCGTGGCATCAGAGCTTTTTGGGTTGACACAGGCAGCAACGATTCTAGGTGATATGGCGGCAGTCTACTTCGTATCCGTTGCGGGTATACTTGCTGCGTTTTTTGGCGCTCAAGCGTGGTCAAATAGGAAGCCGTAATGTGGCAGATTACAGGGGTTCTAGGCATTGCTTTATTGGCTACTGTCGGAGCGTTCAAGATGTACGCAGATAAAACAGAGGCTGAAAAGCAAGCTATGGCTATGGATCTACGTCAAGCGGCAGATAACCAGCTAGTCTTGGAGGGCAGCATATCTAGCCTGAATCAACAGCTCACGGAGGCTGAAGAGCGCCAACAGCGCATACTGGATCGAGTCAACGAGCTTCAGGCTGCTAACGCGCAAGCCCAGCAAGAGGTGGAATCGATCCGAAAAAAGTTCGCAAAGCACGATATGAATGTGCTTTCGTTACGCAAGCCGGGGCTGATTGAAAACATTATCAACCGTGGCACCAAGGGGGTATTAAGTGATCTGGAAGCTATTACCGATCCTGCTTCTTAGTGGTTGCGGCCTGATAGGTCGAGAGCCATACATCCCTGAGACCAAGCCTGTTGAGGTTGTCACGGTCATCAAGCCAGCAGCCGTCTATCACCCTGCACTGCCAAACGCTATATCCACGCTGCCTGTCGAATGGAAGGTTCTTACGCCTCAGACGATGCAGGAATATCTTGATGATCTTGAAGAGGGCAACGCCCCGACAAACGCTTACTATGGCTTATCGACGAAAGGTTATGAGAACCTATCAACTAACATGGCGGAAGTTAAAAGATATATCCGCCAAGTGCTCACTATTGTACAATATTACAAAAATTTGGACGAGGAACTGGACGATGAGAGTGACCAGCGAAGAGGGGATATCCCTGATTAAAAAGTTCGAGGGCTGTGAGCTACAAGCATATCAATGCTCAGCCAACGTCTGGACTATTGGTTATGGTCACACAAGAGGTGTCAACGAGGGCGACTCTTGCACACAACAAGACGCTGACAATATGTTGGTTGATGATTTGCAGGAGTTTGAGGGCTACGTTAACGAGCTGGTTGATGCGGATCTGACGCAAAGTCAGTTTGACGCGCTAGTGGCTTGGACATACAACCTTGGCCCGACAAACTTGAAGTCATCCACGCTATTGAATCGACTCAACGAAGGCGATATGGCGGATGTGCCGCACCAAATCAAGCGTTGGAATAAAGCTGGCGGCAAGGTGTTAGACGGCTTGGTAAGAAGGCGCGAGGCAGAGGCTTTGTTGTTCCAAGGGGAAGCTTGGGAAAATGTCTGAACTCTCGCTTAAAGACTTCGAGATCCTGAGCGAGCAGGATCAAAACGAAGCCTTGGCGCTTCTGTCTCGCTATGACCAAATGGAAAAGCAGGACAGGTGTCAGGGCGATTTTATTGAGTTCGTCAAGCATATGTGGCCTGAGTGTATCTTGGGCCGTCATCACAAAATCATTGGCGACAAGTTCAACAAGATTGCACAGGGTAAGCTGAAGCGGTTGATTGTCTGTTTGCCTCCTAGACACTCCAAATCGGAGTTTGCGAGCACCTACTTTCCTGCTTGGATGATGGGTCGAAAGGGTGATCTCAAGATCATTCAAACCACCCACACCGCCGAGCTTGCGGTTCGGTTTGGCCGAAAGGTGCGAAATATCATCGACTCAGATGACTATTCTCAGGTGTTTCCAGAGCTTCAATTGCAGGCCGATAACAAATCGGCGGGTCGTTGGACAACCAATCAGGAAGGTGAATCTTTCTACGCGGGTGTTGGTGGTGCTATCACGGGTCGAGGCGCTGACCTCTTGATAATTGACGATCCGCACTCTGAGCAAGACGCGCTGTCTCCCACGGCAATGGAGTCCGCTTATGAGTGGTACACGTCAGGGCCACGGCAGCGTCTACAGCCGGGCGGAACGATCATCATTGTAATGACTCGATGGTCAACAAAAGACCTTGTAGGGAAGGTTCTCAAGAAGCAGGGCGACGATCACGCTGACCAGTGGGAGGTTGTCGAGTTCCCCGCCATAATGCCTGAGTCAGAAACTCCGCTCTGGCCTGAGTTCTGGAAGAAAGAAGAGCTTTTGTCGGTGAAAGCGTCTCTACCAATCAGCAAATGGAATGCTCAGTGGATGCAAAACCCAACCGCTGAAGCTGGCTCTATCGTGAAGCGAGAGTGGTGGCGCAAATGGGAAAAGGACTGGGTGCCATCTTATGAATACGTCATTCAGAGCTACGACACCGCGTTTAGCAAAAAAGAAACCGCCGACTACTCGGCCATAACCACATGGGCGATATTTCAGTCCCCAGATGACAATGTTCAAGCAATTATATTGCTAGACGCCAAACGAGTCAGGTTGGATTTTCCTGAGCTGAAGCGATTGGCTTACGAAGAGTACAAGTATTGGGAGCCAGACTGCATTCTTATCGAGGCCAAAGCCAGTGGTACGCCACTGACTCAAGAGCTTCGGCGCATGGGCATCCCAGTGACGGCCTATACACCATCGAGAGGCCAAGATAAGATTGCCCGAATGAACAGCGTTGCGCCGATCTTTGAGTCGGGCATGGTTTGGGCACCAGATGAAAGCTTTGCCGATGAGGTGATTGAGGAAATGGCGAGCTTTCCGTTTGGCGATAACGACGATTACTGTGACTCGGCAACGATGGCGTTGATGCGGTTCCGTCAAGGCGGCTTTTTGAGCTTGCAAGACGATTACCCTGAAGAGGCTGAGTTTTTAAGGCGTGACAGACAGGTATATTACTAATGGCGATTGAAAAACAAGGCTTGGGCACAGAGAACGATCCTGACGTGATGCCAACGGGTAGCGCGATGGAGATCGAGCCAGAGATGACTCGAAACGACGAGATTCGCAATGCTGCGGAGATACTGGTTCGTGAACAAGAAATTTTGATTGATGACGAGATTGATGCCGTAGAAGAGCAGATAGCTACCGATTTCAACGCAAATTTGGTCGATTTCATTTCAGACAGCGACTTATCCAAGCTCGCCAGCGACGTAATTGGTTCGATCAAAGCCGATAAAGAAAGCCGATCTGAGTGGGAAAAGACATACACCGATGGCTTGAAGTATCTGGGCATGAAGTTTGATGATTCTCGCAGCCAACCTTTTGAGGGGTCTTCTGGGGTTATTCACCCGATATTGGCAGAATCTGTCACGCAGTTTCAGGCTCAAGCTTACAAAGAGCTTTTGCCGTCGAAAGGCCCAGTCAAAACCGAGATAGTGGGCGCGCGAAGCCCAGAGGTTGAAATGCAGGCTGGTCGCGTTCAAGACTTTATGAATTACTACATCATGAACGTCATGCAAGAGTACGATCCAGAGTTGGATATGCTGTTGTTTTATCTTCCGCTCGCAGGCTCTGCGTTTAAGAAAGTGTACTTTGATACTGGCTCAAGCCGTGCGATGAGCAAGTTTATCGAGCCTCAAGACCTTGTGGTTCCTTACGAAGCGCCCGATTTGTTCTCGGCTGAGCGAGTTACTCATGTTTTGAACATGAGCCGTAACGAGATCAAGAAGCAGCAGCTCAGCGGATTTTATGCCGATGTTGAGCTTAAAGGCGGCTCGATGACTGTAAATCGCAGCGACATTGAAGAGCAGATTGACGAGATTGAGGGCATGGAGCCTTCGTATCGAGAAGACCGCGATCACGTTGTCTTTGAGACGCACACCATCCTAGACATACCCGGCTTTGAAGACGTTGGCGAGGACGGAGAACCTACGGGCCTCAAGTTGCCGTACATTGTCACAATTGACGAACAGAGCCAGAAGGTTTTGTCGATTCGACGCAATTACATCGAAACTGACCCTCTCAAGACAAAGATCAATTTCTTCGTGCAATACAAGTTCTTGCCGGGCCTTGGCTTTTACGGGTTAGGCTTGAGCCACATGATTGGTGGCATATCGAAGTCAGCCACGTCCATTCTGCGCCAGCTCATCGACGCTGGCACCTTGGCCAACCTGCCAGCAGGTTTCAAGGCTCGCGGTATGCGGATTCGTGACGAAGACAGCCCATTACAGCCGGGCGAGTTCCGCGACATCGACACCACGGGTGCTTCATTGCGAGAAAACCTGATACCGCTGCCGATCAAAGAACCCAGCAACGTGCTCATGCAGCTCTTAGGGCTGCTTGTAGAGTCTGGTAAGCGATTTGCGTCTATAGCTGACATGAATGTCGGTGATATGAACCAAGCCATGCCAGTAGGCACCACAGTGGCTCTGCTGGAGCGTGGCACCAAGGTTATGAGCGCCATACACAAGCGCCTGCACTACAGCCAGAAACTTGAGTTCCAACTTCTTGCCAAGGTGTTTGCTGAGTATCTACCGCCCAACTACCCCTATGTTTCACGCAATGGCCCCCAAGAGATTATGGGTCAGGACTTTGATGGCCGAGTTGATGTCATCCCCGTATCAGATCCCAATATTTTCAGCCAGTCACAGCGCATTACGATGGCTCAAGAGCTGCTTACGATGGTGCAGTCTAATCCTGAAATACACGGGCCACAGGGCATCTACGAGGCGTATAGGCGCATGTACTCGGCTCTGGGCGTGGATGATGTGGATAGCCTCATTCAGCCGCCACCTCAGCCACCGCAGCCCATGCCTATGGATGCGGGTATCGAGAACAGTGGCTTCTTGATGGGCCAGCCTGCACAGGCTTTTGAGGGCCAGAACCATCAGGCGCATATTGACGCTCACAGGTCGTTATTTTTAACCGACGTGGTTAAGCAGAACCCGCAGCTTCAGGGAATGATCATCGGCCACATGATGCAGCACTTACAATTCATGGCTAGTCAAATGGCACAAAACCAAGTTCCGCCAGAAATTAGCCAGCAGATGCAAGAGATGCAGGCGGCATCACAATCTGGCCAAGTGCCTCCTGAGCAATTGCAGCAAATGCAAAGCCAGATTCAAATGCAGATGGAACAGTATTCTGCACCGATTCTGGCGCAATTGACTCAAGAATTGCTCGAATCGATTGGGCAGGGCGATGAGACAGATCCTTTGGTTCAGATCAGGCAGCAAGAGCTAGACCTTAAAGAAAAAGCTATCGACGCTGAAAATGAACAATTCGAGGAAAAACAAAAGCAAAGAGCGAAAGAAAAGCTTTTGGAGACAGAGATTGCCAAGCAGCGTCTTGGAATTCAGAAAGAAGTTGCAGACGATAAGTTAGATGTAGCACTTCGTCGGTTAGAGCAACAAGCGGAGTTGAAGCTCCTAGACATGCAAAATAAAAACATGGGAGGCCGATAATGGCTAATTTAATTTCATCAACAAGTTACGTCCGACAGCGAATTGAAGAGCTGCGTGAAAGCAAAAAGCTTGCTAGGCAGGTAGAAGCGGCTTTAGCAGAAAAAAAGGCGAAAGATGCTGACGAAAAGAAAAGAAAGAGCGATGCGCGCATTGCCGCAAAGATGGCTCGAATTGCTGGCGAAGAGCCACCCGTAGTCAAAGAGCCAGAGGCTGAAGCGGTGGTCGCTCAAGAGGTTCAAGAAGAGTTCGTCATTGAAGAAGAGCCTATTATCAAAAGAGCGCCCAAAAAGGCCGCTGCCAAAAAAGAAACTGAAGAAAGCGAGGAAGACTGATGAAAGACATGAGCCGAATCAAAAAGGTTAAGTCACCTACAAAAACCATTAAATCTGGCCCTACATCGCCTGAGCTGATTCGCCGCACGATGGGCGGCGAGGTCAAGGTAATCAAGGCCCGTGGCGCTGGCGCTGCGACTCGTGGCTTCGATTTCCACGAGAAAGTTTAGTGGATGACATTGACCTTGGGTCGCGCCTAAAACGGGTCATGGCTGAACGGAGAGAGCTTATCCGCGAGGTCATGATGGACGGTATGCTCAAAGATATAGAACATTATAAAAGTTTGCAGGGAGAGCTAACTGTTATAAACTTGGTCGAGGAAACCATCAAAGAATTCTATAAGGAAATCTAAATTGACAATCCCGACCACTGAATCCGCTTACGTTTCAAGCGATGAGCGCGTTCTCGACCCAACCCTGCTTGATAAATCCGCCCTAGAACGTATGCCAGACCCTACGGGCTGGCGAATGTTGGTTCTGCCATACAAAGGCAAAGCTCAGAGCGATGGCGGCATACACCTTCTTAAAGAAACCGTAGATCGAGAGGCTCTTGCCACTGTTGTGGCATATGTTGTAAAAATGGGGCCACTTTGCTACGGCGACACGGAAAAGTTTGGAAACAAGCCGTGGTGCCAAGAAAAGCAATGGGTTCTGATTGGCCGCTACTCAGGCGCTCGATTTAAGCTCGAAGACGGCGGAGAAGTCAGAATTATCAATGACGATGAGGTCATTGGCACCATTCTTAACCCAGATGACATAGTGAGTTTCACATGATTGAGAATCAAAACGCCGAGCAGATCGAGGAAGAACAGGTCTCGATAGAGGTCACAGAAGACCCAGTAGAAGGCTCTGACGTTGCCAGTGAAGGCGACGAGCTTGAAAACTACACCAAGTCGGTTAGCAAGCGGATCAACAAACTCAACGCAAAGCACCGAGAAGCTGAGCAAAGAGCGCAGCAGCTTGAGCAGATTGCTTTGCAGAAAGAAGCGGAGCTTCAGCAGTACCGACAGCATTCAGTTCAGCAGTCAAATCAAGTTCTGGCTAAAGAGGAAGAGGCTTTATCTTCTAAAGAGTCACAAATAGACGATGTTTATCGCAAAGCTGTTGAAAGTGGTGATGCAGACTTGATCACCAAGGCAGCTAAGCTACAGAGCGATATATCGATCCAGAAAGAAAAGCTTCGAGTCGCCAAGGCTCGACAGCAAACCGCTCAAGAGCAAGAGTATGTGTCGCAAGGCAACGAGCAGGTTGTGCGACAGGAGCAGTATCAACAAGCTGAGCAAGAGGTTACTCCGACTGAAGACGCTCTGGAGTGGCATGATCGAAACCCTTGGTACGCTAACAAAGACGATGAAGATGACATGAAGGCTACGCAGTACGCCTATTATGTACACTACAATCTAGCCAATGAGGGCTATGACGTAGGCTCTGACGAGTATTACGAAGAGTTGGACAGCCGTGTAGGTACGGTTTATCCTCATACCAAATCCGCTAATGGTGGATCTAAGATCGTTCAAAGTGAAGCTCGACCCGCTGTGCAAAGAGTCGCTTCAGCTCCCCAAGGGGGCCGATCAAAAACACAAGGCAAAAAGAACGGCGTAAGCTTTTCTAAGTCTGAGCTAGAGCGACTCAGAAGCCTCAAGCCGCACAATATGTCTGAAGAGGCATGGTTGCAGCGAGTGGCGAAAGAGAAGCAAAAAATTGCAGCAAGAGAGGCAAGCTAAAATGGCAGAAGCAAAAGCAAACGCACGTTCATCCCGTGATTCGCAGTCACACGATAATCAGACTCGCAGAAAACCGTGGCGACCCGTGCGCTCATTGGAAACCCCTCCCCCACCCGCAGGTTATACCTATCGGTGGATTAGGGAATCAATGTTGGGACAAGAAGACCGAGCTAATGTCTCGCGTCGGCTTCGAGAAGGCTGGGATCTCGTAAGAGGCACCGATCTACCTGAAGAATGGCGTTCTTTACCGACAATGGACAATGGACGGCACGAAGGCGTGGTTTACAACGAAGGGTTGCTATTAGCGAAGATCCCTAATGAAACGGTTGAAGAGCGACGAGCCTATTACAAGGCGAAGAGCCAACAGGCCACTGATGCGTTGGACAACACCATGTTCAGCGAAGCCCGTGGCGATAGCCGTTATGTTAAATACGATCCTCAGCGCGATAGCAACGTCACATTTGGACGTAGATAGAGGTAATTACAAATGGCGAATAAAGACGCTGCATTTGGAATGAAGCCGGTCAGAATGATCGGTGGCGCACCCTACACGGGCGGCCAGAGTCGATATCGTATTGCTGCGAACTATGGAACCTCCATTTTTCAAGGCGACATGGTTGCTCAGGTCACTGGTGGTACGGTGGAAGTACACGCTGACGGTGGCACTGTGCCCGTAGTCGGTGTTTTTAATGGTGTTCAATACACTGATCCCACCTCTGGTGAGCAGGTATTCAGCAACTACTACCCTGCAAGCACTAACGCTTCAGACATCATCGCTTTCATCATTGATGACCCAGATGTTGTTTACGAAGTGCAGGCTGATGACACATTCCCAGTTACCGATCTATTCGGAAACTTTGATATTGTCTACACCAGCAGCGGCAGCACTCAAACGGGCATCTCTGGTGCCGAGTTGGACGTAACCACTGGTGCGACCAACACGACTCTGTCAATCAAAGCGATTGACATCTCGGAAGATCCGAATAACTCGGACACAGGGGCCGCAAACACCAACGTGCTTGTGGTTATTCAAAACTCAGTATTCGGCGTCAAAGGCGCTGGCTTAGCTTAAATAGGAGGCTAGACAATGGCTATTTCAAGAGCACAACTAGCTAAAGAGCTAGAGCCGGGTCTGAACTCGCTTTTCGGCATGTCTTACGACAGTTATGACCGCGAGTACGAGGAAATCTTTGCTATTGAAGACTCACAGCGAGCCTTTGAAGAAGAGGTTTTGATCACTGGTTTCGGTGGAGCACCGACCAAAACTGAAGGCCAAGGCGTACAATTCGACAACGCTTCTGAGTCTTATACCGCTCGTTACACGCACGACACCGTTGCGTTGGCTTTCGCTTTGACCGATGAGGCCGTAGAGGACAACCTTTACGACTCACTGGGCAAGCGATATGTGAAGGCTTTGGCCCGATCTATGGCTAACACCAAGGAAGTAAAAGGCGCTGACGTACTGAACAATGCGTTTGACGCAAACTTCACTGGCGGTGACGGCGTTACATTGATCAACACGGCACACCCTCTAGCGGGTGGCGGCACTGCTGCAAACCGTGCGGCTTCAATGGCTGACTTGAACGAAACGTCTTTGGAAGATGCGTTGATTGATATCAGCACATTTACCGATGACAAAGGTCTAACGATCTCTGTTCAAGCCACCAAGCTGGTTGTTCCGCCTCAGTTGACGTTTGTTGCTGACCGTATCCTGAACTCAACTTTGCGTTCTGGTACTGCCGACAACGACATCAACGCTGTACGCAACACGGGTGTATTGCCCGGTGGTTACACGGTAAACCATTACCTGACTGACCCTGATGCGTTCTTCTTGCTAACCAGTGTTACTGACTCTGGCGAAGGCTTGAAGATGTTCCAGCGAACAGGCATGGAAACCACGATGGAGCCAGACTTTACGACTGGTAACATCCGTTACAAGGCCCGTGAGCGTTATAGCTTCGGCTTTAGTGACTGGCGCGGCATCTACGGCTCACAAGGCGCGTAGATACCAAGCAAAAGAAAGGGGGCATAAGCCCCCTTTTTTTGTGCCGCTTACGCGGCCTCCGTTCTGTTTTCTTTCTCTTTCCGTATGCGGCCAATTAGTATGAAAGCCTGTATCGAAGCCCTGTTTGCGCGATCCGCCTTCGGAGCAAACTCGCTGGCTGCACCCAGCCTGTCGAAATGCTCTTCTGCTGCCAAAGCCAGAGTGCGAATTGCGTCAAGCTGATCTTCGGTCAGGTTGCTCACATCCATGTCCGCAATCCGGTTAGCTGGGTTAGGCTTCTCGACCTTGACCACACCGTCAGTGATGCGGCCCATGTTCGTTGGCGTACCGTTCAGCGGTGGAAAGGCGCGCTCGCCTTCTTCAAAGTCTCTCTCGACACCATCGAAGACTACCCGCGTTGCTTTGATGTCAAATCTCATGCAGCCCTCTACTTTGGTGAAGCCTTCTACGATGCCTTCGATGAAGCAGGCGTCTGGCGCGTCGATGTCGCGGTGCGTTGGGAAATCAAAGCTGCGTACCTTGTCGCCAATGTTGATGTCGTTAGTCATATCATCATTCTCCGTTGTTATGGCCCTAATTATACAGATCCCGTGTCTATGTGCAACTATGTATACACGCAAAAGTGCAAATAATTGAACTTTTTTTTGGCGGGTCGTTGGCATACACTGAGGATCTGAGATAAATCCAGCCCCGGCGACTGGCTCAGCAGACGTTACGAAGACTCTGGGGCGAATCCTTTCGTAAGAGGTAATACCATGTCACAGACAACATTTTCAGGCCCAGTCAGATCGCTGGGCGGCTTCATCACCGCAGGCGTAAATAGCAGCGTCAGTCTGTCCGCAGACACCACGCTGACCGTGGCGGCTCATGCTGGCAAGATCATTCTGCTCAACGACGCAGACGGCAAGTTTACTTTGCCATCAATTGTCTCCAGCACCCCCACAGATCCCACGTCGCCTAACCAAGACAACAACATTGGTGCGTCTTTTTTCTTCTACATTGAGACCGCTGCAACTGACTTGGACATCCTCACCGATGGCACTGACAAGTTCAAAGGCGCAGCTATGGTTGCTGTAGATGACAGCACTAAAAAAGCTTTCTTCCCAGCCGCAGCAAATGACGTGATGACTTTCAACGGCTCAACCAAAGGCGGTTTGGTCGGAAGCGTCATTCAGGTAACGGCAATCGACACTGCCAGCTACCTCGTTCATAACACTTTGTTGCTTGGTTCAGGAACGATTGTTACGCCTTTCGCTGACGCTTAATCCACAAAATAGGAGATAGGCAATGGCAGATGCAGTAACAAGCCAAACCATTCAGGACGGCGAGCGCAAAGCCGTCCTCAAATTCACCAATATCAGCGATGGTACGGGTGAGTCTGCTATAACAAAGATCGACGTAAGCGCGTTGACTGCGAACAGCGCAGGAAAAGCTTGCACAGAAGTGGCTGTCGCCAAGATTTGGTGGCAGTGCGTCGGCATGGGCGTTGAGTTGCTTAACGACGCCACTTCAGACACGTTGATCATTGGGCTTTCGCCTGACTCGAATGGCTTTCACGATTACTCAGACTTTTCTGGCATCCCCAACAATGCTGGAAGCGGAAAGACGGGTGACGTAAAGTTTACGACGATTGGCGCAAGCAGCAGCGACACCTATACTGTGATCGTTGAAGTGTTGAAGACTTACGGCTAATGGCTGATACAAGCGATGTAACGCGAACTAAGTCGGGCAGACTCGTCTATAGAGGCGAGTCTTTCCCCGGCTATAACAAGCAAAAAAGAACGCCCGGCGAAAACAAGAAGTTTGCGGTTCTAGCCAAAAAGGGCGATCAGGTAAAGATTGTGCGCTACGGTGATCCGAATATGGAGATCAAGCGCGACAGCCCAGAGCGTCGGCGCAACTTTCGCGCTCGCCACAACTGCGATGCGGTTCAGAAGAAGAAAGACGTGTTCGCAGCTTCGTATTGGTCTTGTAAAAATTGGTGATATAGATGGCTTCTAACGACTTGCAGGCTGCAATAGACGAGTATAACAACGCAGCATCGCCTTATAACGCGCTAGATGATTACCTCATGCAGAGGCCGGTTTATGACCGTGGCGCTAGAGAAGCGCCAGAAGCGCCGACAATGAGAACTCTTGAAGCCGTGATGCCAGATTCAGCGGACACGATGGCAAACCGTTTTGAACAAGAGTTGGAGGGGCTTCGACAACAGGATGCAACTTCAGAGGCGGCAAGACAAGAAGAAATAAACGCCCTGAGAAGTCTTTTGGAGAAAGAGTTAGCTTCTTCTAGTGACGTGGCGCGAGCCGAAAGGTCTGCTTTGAGCGGGTCTCTTGAAAATAGAATACAAGAGTTGAGGCGAGGGATTGATGCCGAAACTATTGATTTGCGTAAGGCAGGGCTAGACGAAAGGGCCGCGCTCGCAAGGCAGATATCTGAAGGCGACAAGCTGGTAAGCGAGGCTCAAACCTCCGCCATTGGAGAGCTAAAAGACCGAATAGTCACCTTGAACTCTGAGCTGCAAGAAATAGACGGAGCTGTTCAGGGGAGCCTTTCGGCACAATCAGAAATCGATGACCTAAATGCTAAGCTTGAAGGAATTTATGACACCGTGGACTCGGGTGTTACCGAAGGTAACGAACTTTTGCGAGGTGAAATTTCTAAGCTCATTTCGGGACTGGAAGCGTCAATAGGTCAAGTGAGAGACAATTTGGACTCTTTGCCAATTGACTCTATACAAGAACAATTGTCGAGAGTGAATCTGGGTGCGGAACAATTTCAAGGACAAATTGACGCGGCTGCTGGGGAGCGAGCAGAGTTGTCTCAGCAGATACAGTCTCTACAAGAAACAGGATTGGGCCAATCTGATTTAACGGCAGCACTCGACCCCATTCAAGCTGAAATAAATGCTTTGCGAGAGGCTGGTTCAGGAGAAGTGGATGTTGAAGCTTTGCGAAAACAAATAACAGATGACATTTTGGCACAATTGGCAAGTCAGGAGCAGCAAACTGAAGCTTCCACTACACCGTTCCAAGCTGAGGATACTCCCGTGTTCGAGGGTGAGGGTGGTGCTTACGGCGGTGATTTTGGCCCTTCGGCTTCAGAGGCGGCAGGTTTCGACCTTACCGGCGCAAGTAGGAACTACGAACAGTATGATCCAAGCGATTATGTGCGTAGCACAAACCCCGGCTCAAACGCTTTCAAGAATCCGCAGCCTGTGCAGACCCAGCCAGATAACCAATTTGGGTTTGATATATCAGGAATCAATCTGAATGTGGGGGCGTAATGGCTAGTGATGTACCAAAGAACGTAGCGAACCCTTCTCTTTACAAAAAGGCAAAGGCGAAGGCAAAGGCCAAGTTTGACGTTTACCCAAGCGCATACGCCAACGGTTGGATGGTACAGGAGTACAAGCGAATGGGCGGAGAATACAAAGGCGCTACAGGCGGTGAGGTGACTCTCGACCCGAAGAAAAGCGATCTTAACAATGACGGTAAGCTAAGCGGTTACGAGCGCAAGCGCGGCACTGCAATCGCCAAGAGCATGGCAAAGAACATGAACGGGGGCGGAACTGTAATGGTTCAAGGCCGTGGTTGTGGTGCTATTATGCCAAGCAAGCAAAAGAAAACGAGAGTACCTCGTGGCTAAGCCCAGAAGCGGACTCAAGAAATGGTTTGGTAAGGGCAAAGGTGGCAACTGGGTTGACATCTCAGCGCCCAAAGAGGGCGGCGGCTTTGAAAAGTGTGGGCGTAAGAGTGCCAGCGATTCTGATCGCGGTTACCCTAAGTGCGTACCCGCAGACAAAGCCGCTAACATGAGCAAAAAGCAGATTGCTTCAGCGGTTAGCCGCAAGCGGTCAAAGAAACAGGGTGTTGGTGGAAAGCCTACCAATGTCGCAACTTTCGCTAAAGACGGAGGCGAGATTATGAAGAGCAAGATGGGTACGAAAGGCGGCGCAATGGGCGGCAAAAAAAATATGATGATGCCCGGCGGCATGAAGAAGGGCGGATCAGCCATGAAATCCAAAGGTATGGCTAAAGGTGGTGCCATGAAGACTAAGGGCTACGCCAAAGGCGGTGCCATGAAATCTAAAGGTATGTCTAAAGGCGGAGCAGCTAAGGGCGGCATGAGAAAGCCTTCTAGCAAGAACAGTGGTCTATATGGCCGCAGCTAGTGGCCTATCTTCAAAGCAATATCCCACACTTTAAGGCGTGGGTTAGAAGAGAGTACACGGTCAACCATGAGCGATACCACGGCGAGTTTTTACACGCTATGGTTATCGCCGTGACCACAATGCCGACAAGGTGCTTGAGCTTTCAGGTCATATTTACAGGCGCTGAAACTTACGACGATGACGAAGAACCAAACGTACACGGCGGGGCTATGTGGGCGCGGATGCCCATTACGGCGTTGGTTGCCGACACGCCCTTTGATGAGTGGCCTGAACCTATGCCTGTTTGGGCGGCGCAGCCTTGGGACTGTTCTTCTCATGACCACTCTGTTTATGTCTTAGACCGCGCAACACCGTGCCCTTGGCTTGCCAAGATTGATGGCGAGTTCTATCCCGCAAAGTATTATTTCACCGTTGATTACACCGAGAATGAAATAGCGGATGATCCAGCGCAGCACAAGCAGAGCCATGTTATGGAGCTTTTAGATGCTGGCAAGTGGACTGGAAATATTGTGGCTTTGCCAAATAATAGAGTAAGAGTGACGCACCCAGCGTGGTTCGAGACGGGCGAGGGCGCTCCAGACTTCAGACCAAGCCAGCATATCCATTACAGCAAAAGCGATTTAGACTACACTCTTGACGTAAATCAGGTTTTCGACAACCTATACGCAGGTAAAAAAGATGGCGGTAAGCGGAAGTAAAGACTTTGAGTTAGACGTAGCCGACTACGTTGAAGAGGCGTTTGAGCGTTGCGGCTTAGAACTTCGCACGGGGTATGACCTAAAGACGGCCAATCGATCCCTCAACCTGATGCTTGCAGAGTGGGCAAATCGTGGCTTGAATCAGTGGACGATCAACCAAAAGACGTTGGCGATGGTCAAAGACACGACCTCGTACACGGTTGACGCAACAAATCCAACCGCGACAATTGACGTTTTGGACGTGTTTATTCGTGAGACTTTAGGCGGTGTATCAACAGACGTGCCGCTATCTCGAATGTCTCGATCCGAGTACGCCAATCTTTCTACCAAAACAAGCACGGGGAAGCCTAACCAGTATTTCGTAGACAAGCAGATTAGCCCGACCATCACGGTTTGGCCTGCACCAGACCAGACATCCAAATACGATTTATATCTTAACGTGTTGAGCCGTATGGATGACGCGGATGCTGGGGCTAACACGCTACAAGTGCCTTTCCGATTTTACCCTTGCTTGGCAGCGGGGCTGGCTTATTACATAGCATTGAAAAAAGCGCCTGAAAAGGTGTCGATGCTGAAGCAAATTTACGAAGAAGAGTTTCAGCGAGCCTTGAGCCAAGACGAAGACCGAGCTTCCTTTAGAGTGGCCCCCGATCTTCGTGGGTACAACATAGCGTAATGGCTTACGCATCCAACAAACGTGCTTACGGCATCTGTGACATCACGGGCTTTCGCTATCGCCTAAAAGACATGAAGATGACGTGGGATGGTTTATTGGTAGGCCCAGATCAGTGGTCGCCAAAGCATCCTCAACTCATGCCAAAGCCATTCCCTGTTGATCCGCAGGCATTGCAGATCACGCGCCCTGATCAAGCGGCGGACGGCAACGACAACAACTTTTTCACCGTTTACACAAATGTTGGAAATGGTATTTTGGGTACAACTTTGCAAACTTTTGGAATAACCTGTAGTGTTGGCACCGTGGAGGTAACAACGTCATGAGCTTCACATTGGCAACGCTAAAATCGACTGTGCAAGATTACTTGCAGGTCAATGAGACTACGTTCAACAACAACCTGAATACGTTCATCAAAGAAGCTGAGAGCCGCATCTTTAAGATGGTTCAGCTACCAGAGCAGCGAAAGAACGTGCAGGGTACGTTGACGGCAAGCAATCGTTTCTTGGCTACACCAAGCGACTACTTTGCTCCGTTTTCATTGGCGGTTATTGATAGCAACAACAAGTACCACTATTTGGATTTCAAGCATCCATCATTCATTAAGGAATACAGCCCTACCACGACAACGACTGGCAGGCCCAAGTATTACTCATTGTTTGACGAAACAGCCTTTGAGCTGTCGCCTGTACCAGATTCTGGTTATACCGCAGAGTTGCACTACCTGTTTAAGCCAGCGTCTTTGACGATTGGCGCGGACTCAGGTACGACAATCCTGTCTACGGATCACCCTGATCCCTTGCTTTACGGCACCTTGGTAGAGGCTGCTGTGTTCTTAAAAGAAGCTCCTGACGTGATAGCCAACTTCGAGGCTCGGTTCAAGGAAGGCGTCTCTCGGATGAAGAATCTGAGCGAAGGCCGTGGAACGCGAGACGAGTATCGATATGACTTATTGCGTACAGGGGTAACCTAATTGGAACCAATCAAAGAACTTGAAGGCAAGAAAATAGCAATTATCGGTCTGGGAGCCTCTCAGATCGATTATGTAATCGGAAAAGAAAACAGCGTTGAATGGGACGAGGTTTGGTTGATTAACTCAGCCTTGTCGGTTTTTGACTGTGATCGCGTGTTTATGCTCGATCCTGCCAGCCGCTTCCTTGACACCGAAGATGCAGGCAATCAAACCGAGGTGATGCGTAAGCTGCTACCCACGTTTGATAAACCGATTTATAGCTGCGAACTAGACGAGCGCGTACCAGCCTTGGTCGAATACCCGCTTGAAGAGGTCATTAAAGACCAACGCTGCGCTTACATGAATACTACTGTGGCTTATGCCTTAGCCTTTGCTGCGTGGAACAAAGTGGGCGAAGTCGATCTGTTTGGCATGGACTTCAGCTACAAAAACAACTTGCACTTCGCAGAGGCAGGTAGAGCCTGCCTTGAGTTCTGGATATGCAAGATGATTGCCATTGGCATCAAGGTTGGCGTAAGCCCAAGGTCTTCGTTGCTAGATCAGAACGTCGATATGCAAGACAGACTGTATGGCTACCATCGCCTGCCTAACCCGAAAATAGCAATGCCAAACCCAGAGGGTGAGTGGGTAGTCTGCAACCGCTCAGAGCTGGCGCAGATGGTTAAGAAGCACAAACTAGAGACGGTAGAGCTGCCGTCCTCGCCAGAACCGTATAAGGGGTAGTCATGTCACAGGGTGTTTTTCAGATGGGTCAGGTGATGGTTTCGACAACCGATAACCGTGGCCATGATGTAGAATTTTGGGCAAAAGAGACAACAAAGAAGATTTTAGGTATATCGGAAGAGGCTGAGCCGCACATTCGTTTGCAAGCTGAGGCTTTCCGCAATCAAGTTTATACTTTAATATTGATGGGGATGAAAAACGCTATAGCTTCTGACCGAGTTACGATTCGTGGTCTACTTGCGTCTCAGGGGCATGAAGACATGGCAAAAATAATCAAGGAGCTTTGATATGGCCATCACTTCCGCAATTCCTACCAGCTTCAAGCAAGAGCTTTTGGTTGGGACTCATAACTTTACAGCTACCAGTGGCAACGCTTTCAAGCTTGCGCTTTACACGTCTAGCGCGACCCTTGGCGCTGCTACTACAGCATTCACCACGACAGGACAAGCCAGCGGCACTAACTACACGTCTGGCGGCGCTACGGTTACATCAGTAACTCCAACGACTTCTGGCACGACTGCGGTGTGCGACTTTGCCGACCTTACATTTGGTACGGCTACTGTCACAGCTCGCGGCTGCATGATTTATAACGACACTCAGTCTGATAAGGCGTGTGCAGTAATTGATTTCGGTGGTGACAAAACCAGTACGGCTGGCGATTTTACTATCGTCTTCCCAAGCCCCACGGCTACTGGCGCGATCATTCGGTTGGCGTAATGGCCCATGCCGCTACAAACACTAGATTTTCAACCGGGCATCGACAAAGAGGGCACTGATTATTCGGCCAAAGGCGGCTGGGTAGACGGTAACCTCATAAGATTTAGAAAGGGTCGTGTCGAAAAAGTAGGTGGCTGGAAAAAGCTCGGCACCAATTATTACCTTGGTACGGGAAGAGCACTTCACTCTTGGATAAGCCTTGGCGGTGTTCGATACCTTGGTATCGGCTCGACGTTTAAGTATTACATCGAAGAGGGTAATGCTTACTACGACATCACCCCAATCAGGGTAACGACTTCGGCTGGCGATGTCACATTTGCCGCTGCTAACGGCTCTTCAACGATCACGGTGACAGACGCTTCTCACGGCGCAGTGACCAGCGACTTCGTGACGTTCAGCGGAGCGGTCAGCCTTGGCGGTAACGTGACAGCGGATGTTTTGAATCAGGAATATCAAATATCTCTAGTTACTGGCACAAACACCTACGAGATAACCGCGAAAGACACGTCTGGAGCGACAGTCACAGCTAACGCATCTGACAGCGGAAATGGCGGTTCAAGCGTGGTTGGTGCCTATCAAATCAATGTAGGGCTAGACACTTTCGTCAAATCCTCTGGCTGGGGCGTCGGCACTTGGAGTTCTGGTGGCTTTGGCTCCGCATCATCCATCAGCTCAGTAAACCAGCTACGTCTATGGGCGCATGACAACTATGGCGAGAACCTGATTATTAACCCTCGCGGCGCGGGTATCTATCGTTGGGTGGAAAACAACGGAACCAGTGTTAGGGCGCTTGAGCTTTCCGGCGTTAGTGGTGCCAATCTAGTGCCGACTGTGGCGCTTCAGGTGATCACGTCAGAAACAGACCGCCATTTGGTTGTTCTTGGCGCAGACCCGATCTCTGGCGGCAGCAGGACTGGTCTGGTTGACCCGATGCTTGTAGCCTTTTCGGATCAAGAAAATGATTTGGACTTTGAGCCAAGAGCTACCAACACAGCAGGCTCTTTACGGCTATCCTCTGGCTCTTTCATTGTCGGCGGCATCAAGTCTCGTCAAGAGATCCTGATTTTTACCGACACCAGCCTCTACAGCATGAACTTTATCGGGCCACCGCTTACCTTTGCGATCAACTTGATCAACGAGGGTTCTGGCCTGTTGTCGCCCAAGTCTGCCGTGAACGCACCAAACGGTGTGTTTTATGCCAGCAAGACAGGGTTTTATTTCTACAGCGGCTCAGTCAAGCGGCTGCCCTGCACCGTGCAAGAGTACGTCTTTGAAGACTTAGACTTATCGCAGGCGTTCAAGTGCCACATGGGTGTGAACACAGAGTTCAGCGAGATATGGTTCTTCTATCCAAGTCTTGCAGACGGCACTGGCGAGATCAGCCGATACGTCATTTACAACTATGAAGAAAACCACTGGTCAGTGGGAAGCTTGATTCGTTACGCATGGCTTGATGCAGGCATAGAGGATCTACCGTATGCCACTGCAACCAGCAGCTCTCAGCAATGCGTATTCGAGCACGAAAGTGGCTTTGATGACTACGAAGACGCGATGACTGGCGTGTTTATTGAAAGCGCCGACTTGGACATATCGTCTGGGGATTCGTTCACTTTCATAAAGCAGATTATCCCTGATATGAAGTTTGTCACTGAGTCTGGCGTGAGCGCAGATCCTGCGATGAACATTGTACTCAAGAGCAGGGATTATCCCGGCCAGAGCCTAGTAACTGATTCAACCACGCAAGTTACGCCAACAACCACGTTTAGCAATGTACGCACGAGGGCAAGGCAGGTAGCGTTTCGGTTTGAGAGCGACGATGACAACACGGCTGCTGATCAGAAGGGTTATAAATGGAGACTTGGTTCTACAAGAATCGACATCCAGCCTAGCGGCAAACGTGCATGAGCAGGCTTCTTCAGACCAGATTACCTTTTTCACAGGGCGATTCTGTTGACTCAGACACATTTAACCGACTGATTCGCATACTAGAGTTGAACCTTGGATCGGTTGATTTCACCATTTCGCCGCATTTTAACGCCGCTGAGATAAGCGAGCTTCAATTTGCAACGGGTAGTATAATCTTCAATACTACGAACCAAATACATCAAGCGTTTGACGGCACGAAGTTTAGAGACCTTTACAGCCATCAAACCCACCCAACTGGCCAAACAATTACCTCTGGTATTGGGGTCGTTACAGTGAGTACGCCATAATGGATGCAATGCTACAGAGTCGGATTCAAAGCTTAATTGGTGGCGAGATGCCAACGGGTGTTGAGCAATACGCAGAGGGCGGCGGGGTAGACAAGCCGGGGCCGTTTTCCAATTTTGAGCTTGATTTGGTTGAAGACCTTGAAGGCGCAGAAGCATCAATGGTGACGGACGAGGCGCTAGTCCCGCCAGACCGTGAAAGGCAAAGCTTAGAAACCGCGATCAACGACCTCATGATGGCGCGAGCTGGGGCCGAAGACGAGGGCGAAAGGCAATACATTGACGGCTTAATCGAAGCTTCAGAGGTGGGGTCGCAAGCGCCTATGGCTGATCTTGCTTTACAGCTCTCTGAAGCTGGTCGGGGCGGTGACGTGACTCTAGCTCACGTCAGGCCCGGCGAGATCGTTCTTCCGCCTGAATCGATGGATGACCCAGAGTTTGAGGCTGCGGTTGAAAGGCGGCTTTTAGAACTTGATATGGATCCGCAAGCGTCGGTTGTAGGCGCAGGTATTGCGAGCCTAAACCCAATCACTGGACTGGAAGAGTTTGGTTGGTTCAAAAAGACGTGGAAAAGCGTCAAGAAAGTAGTCAAGAAGGTAGTTAAGCCGATAGCGCAAGTCGCTCAGTTTATTCCCGGCCCTTGGCAAATTCCTGCCGCACTCATAGCCAAAGCGTCAACGATTTATGATGTTGCGAAAGGTCGAGCAAACCCTTTGATGCTTGCAACCGTGTTTTCTCCTCTACCGGGCAGTGATGCTGCTGGTCAGGCAGGAAAAGGCATTGGCTCTCT